TTTGTTTCATCACAAATGACTCTAAAGTCTTCAATTCCTCTCTGGGACTGAATATCAGTCAGGAAAGGTTCAACAATGTTGATGAAGTTTGCTCTGGTTTCAGAGTCATTAAGTTCAAAGAGTTGATCATTTGCAGCAGTTTCAAGTGCTTGCTCAACTGTCAAGAACAGTCTTCTGACATTGATTCTGTCAAAAGCAGACTTGTAGCTAAGAGCAGTCTTGTCACCAAAGAGAATAGCACCAGAAGCATTTTGGTTAATGACTGGGTTAATTCTTGCTTTGTAGAGTTGATCTCTTTGTGCCTTGTTGGGGTTGTATGCCAACTTAACAACATTATTCAGAGTTCCTCTTGCCTGACCAGCAGGTGAGAACCAAGGCAGATAAACAGTGTTGTTTCTTGCCATGATGCCAGCAATGTCACCATTCAGAGGAATGTATCTGAATTCATTGTTGAATCTATCATAGACATACTTGTAACCACTATCAAGAACAGCATAAGAAGAAGAACTAATCTGTGAGTAGAAGTTCAGGATGTTGGTTGTGGCAGTTGTAGAATTAGAAACATTTACAACATTTGCTCTATGTGGAGAAATGACTGCCTGACAATCTTTTCTTCCTTCAGCAATAGAAATCAACAGATTTGCTTTTGCTTGAGTTGAAAGTTGATCATTGAATGATGATCCCATTAACAGGAAATCAACTTCAATTTCATCTTTGTTCTCAAAAAGTTTATATCCAGTTAACACATCACCAAGTGATGCTGCCATTCCTCCAGTTGCACCATAATCAGCACCACCACTAAGAGTGTAAGTTACATTGCCAAGGACATTATAAGTAACTCCCTGTGCATCAAGACCCCAAGCACCAGCACCAGTGGTAACTTTAGTATATCCTGAGGAGAAACCACTTGCTTGAGGATTAATTCCTCTTACAGCATCAAAGGTTGAACCAGCATTAGCACCAGCAAAAATGTATGATGAATTATTTGCAAGGTAATGCTTGTAGTAGTTCTTGATTGGAGCATTTCCATCTTCTTCACTATCAAGTGCTTTAGAAAGGAAGAAGTTTGTCTCAAGGATGTTTCCTTGTACACCAGTTACTGATCCAAAGTCATCAACAACCACAACGTGGATTGCATCATTCTTTCCACTTCTTGAAGCAGCATAATTATTTGTTACAGGTCTTGGAGCAAGGTTCTTCCAGAAGATAGTAGAGTTTGTAAGACCAAGAGTCTGTTGATCATACCAGTCAACAGCAGTTGCTGCAGCAATTGTTGCAACATTAGCACCTGTAGTTGCTTCTACAAATGTCAGGGTATCAGCAGCTTCAATTGATCTACCAGGATCACCTACCTGATAAGTGATAGGATACTCAGTTCCAGAATCAGTTGCCATTCCAGAAACTCTGGAGACAATTCTTACATCAATGGTGCTCTTCATATTAGAAGAGGTATCAGTGGTAACACCAGTGATGATTCCTTTCAGATATCCAGTGAAAGAAGTGGTTGTTCCAGCACCAGGTGTATTAACTGCAGATAGTTGAACAGTAACACCAAATCCAACAGTTGCACCAGCACCAACAGGACTAGTGGTTGAAATTCCAATTGTTTGGTCTGCAAAGTTATCAATTGTGCAGACTTTGATGTTATTGTTTACCTCACCTGCTTCTCTTGATGCATAGAAGAAATCAGATGCAGTTGAATAATTTTCTTCATAATCATCATAGTTTTTGATTTTTACGCTTGTTGATGCAATTGATACACCAGCGTTTGCATTCTTCAGATTTGATCCATCAATTCTTACAACCTGGAGAGTGCCTCCATATGAGAGGAATTCAGATGCAACCATCCAATCCTCATAGTGCTTATCATTGCTTTGGGGCTTACCAAAGACATTGACAAGCTGACTCTGACTAGTAATCAGAATTGTTTCTTCAATAGGACCACTTTTAAATGGTGCAGCGATAGCACCAATATTATCAAGAACATTATCAGCTCTACCAACTGTAAGGTCAATTTCTCTGACCAATACACCTGGAGATAATTGAGGAGTTGCCATTTAATAATCTCCTTAAGTTCTCAGATTAACTAAAAATATTTATTATTTTCAGGGGTTTCATTGGGGAAACAAGAAGTGAACTACCAATCTGGATAGACATCAGATGTATATTTCTCTCTTTTTGCAACAACTCTCTTCTTACAACACTCCTTACATTCATATGAATATGATGAAGCAACTGGTCCTCTATCTTTTCTTGTTCTGTAGTATCCATCAACAAGATTCTTCTCTACACCACATACTCTACATTTTCTTATGTCCAGCAAGAGATGACCAAGATTAAATTGCTCATCAAAGTCCATTACTTATAGTCCCACATATAAGACATGTCACCATACTCATCAGTAAACCATCTATCACCTTCATCATCCACAAATGTATTATCTTCAAGACCATCATTGATGAAACCAAAAGGTGCCATATCCTGTTCTATTTGATTTTTCTGCTCATCATATAATCTTTTTCTTACATCCTGGTCAGTCAGTTCTTTAAAATAGTCCTGTGCTACTAACCAAGCATAGATGACCAAACACATGGCAAGGTCATCATTACATCCTTCTTCTGCCTCAAATGAATTATGTTTAGAAACAAAGGTTGTAAGTTCTGAGATAATCTCATAGTCATTGATGAACAATTTATCTTCTTCAATCAACGTCTTAAGATTCAAAGAACCCACTTTTTTAACTGTCTTGGACATCTTCAATCCAAGTTGAGTTTTTGCTCCAGAGAATCCTTGTCCAACAATCTGTCCTGCTCTTCCTCTCATTGAGCACATAAGTAAGTTTTGATATTCCAAGTCATACTGAAGAATACTTGCTACCTGATCTCCAATATCATTTACTTCACACAATACAAATGCTTCATTATATTTTCTTGCCACCTCCCAAATAACATTTGGGAAAAGCATTGGTTTTATAGTATTGTTTCTATATTTTGCCACTACCCTATGTGGGAACTCTGTGATATCTGTGACAATAAATGCAGAGTAATCATTACCAACTCCTCTTGCCACATCAACAGACATTACATAGTCATGCTTTTTCTTTGGTGGTTCATATACATCCAATCCAGCATTCTTTTGAATGGGGTTGTCATAGATAAGTGTTTTAAGTTTGCTGGGAGCAATTAGTGTATCAACAGAACCTAGAAACTCACACTCAAACTCAATCTTGAATTGTTGTTCAGAAGTATTCTTAATGGTCTGCTTCTTCCACTTTTCATCTCTTCCTGGGACTTCAGACCAGTGAACATCAGTAGGGATATAATCATTACTTCCATTCTCAGCATCATGCCACATTCTATAAAAGTGGTTCATGCCATGAGGTGTTGAGACTATGATGACTTTTGTGCTTTTACCAGAAGTAATAGTAGGATAAACAGATGCAAAGAAGGCATCAGCGATGTGATTTGGAACGAACGCGAATTCGTCCAAGAAGAGGATATTGAACGACATGCCTCTGACAGCACTTGCAGATGTAGAAGCTGCCAATATCTTACTGCCATTTTCTAACTCCAATGAACCCTTGTTCCATGATAGGATACCCTGTTGCATCCACTTAGGCAAGTTCTCGTAAGCAATCTGTAACCTACTTAGAAGTTCTCTAGCGGTGCTAGCCTTGTT